CATGACTGATTTTGCAACTCTGGTGCTGGCCAGCGATACCACAGGTCTGACCAACGCGCAGCGTGAATTGCGCGGCCTCACGGTGCAGGGCGGCGTCGCGGAGCAGCGCTTGGGGCGGGCGACCACCATGATGTCGGCTGGATTCACGCGCATGGCTGGCATGGCTGGCATGATGGGTGGCGCGCTGGCAGCTGCATTTTCCGCCCGCGCGGTCATTTCCGGCATCAGCGACTTCGAGGGTAGCATGTCGCGCGTTGCGGCCATCACCCGGGCGACGGACGCGGAACTTGCGCAGCTACGCGCAACCGCAATGGACCTTGGGATCACCACCGAATTCAGCGCGGGTCAGGCGGCTGACGGGCTGGCGTTTCTTGGCATGGCCGGGTTTACCGCAGCCGAAGGCATTTCCGCCATTCCCGCCGTGCTGGATCTCGCCACGGCATCCGGCATGGGGCTGGCGCAGGCCGCTGACACCGCATCGAACATCATGTCGGGCTTTGGGATCGAGGCGGCAAACGCCGCCGACGTGGCTGACGTTCTGGCGGCGGCATCCAGCCGGGCCAACACCGACGTTTCGCAACTCGGTCAGGCCATGTCCACCGTTGCCCCCGTCTCTGCGGCGCTGGGTATCGGGCTGGAAGACACCGCCGCTGCAATCGGCGTGCTGTCCGACGCCGGTATTCAGGGCGAACGGGCGGGCACGGCGCTGCGTGGCGTCATGGCGTCACTGGCTGGACCGACGAACCAAGCGCAACTGGCCTTGGCAAGATACGGACTTACGGCGGCCGACGTTGATCCCGCAGCGCGCAGCCTGGCCGATGTGATGGAGACGCTTCAGGATGCGGGCATATCCACGGCAGACGCGATGCAGATATTCGGGCGTGAAGCCGCATCGGGCGCACTTGTGCTGTCCGGGGCTGCGGGGCGCATCCGCGAATTTGGCGATGAATTGCGCGATGTGGATGGCGCGGCAATGGATATGGCCGACACGATGCGCGACAACTTGCAGGGGGATATTCAGGGGCTTGGGTCCGCAGTCAGCGGCTTGATCCTTTCGCTTGGTGACGCGGGTGTCGGCGGTGCGCTTCGCACGGTTGTTCAGCGGATCACCGCATTCGTTCGCTCAACATCACTTCTGATCAGCCAAGTGGCAGACATGATCGGCGCATTCCGGCGCCTTTACTCAGAGCAGGCCCGGATCGAGGCGCAGATCGACAACACCCGCACCGCAATCAACGACGAGGTGCGCGCGCTGGCCAACCTCGCCCCCGCAATGGCTGACGGTGCAACAATGTCGGTGGACATGGCGCGGTACAAGTTGAATGAGGCCATGTCGCGGCGCGAGAACATCAAGGCCATCATTGATGAGCAGCGCGCACTGGCGATGCAGACAAGCGAATACATCGACCTGAGCCAAGAAATTGACTATGTCGCCCTTCAATCGCGCAACCTGCAAAATACCGAGTTTGACGGCGGGTCCCTCGCGCCACAAGCGAACCGCGAAGATATTGAATATCAACTCCGCCAACTGAGCGACCTCGCCGGAGCGCGGGCACGCTTGCTGGACCCAAGCGGGGATGCCACGCAGGTCTTGGAAGACAACAACCGGATAATTGATGAGCTGACGCGCGGGCTGGCCGATGCCGTAGACGGGGTGGTGACATTCCAGGGGGTCAGCCTCAACACGGTGGAGGCGACCGAGAGGCTTGATACCGCGCTGCGCGATGTTGGTGGATCGGCAGGCGCCGCCGCAGCAGCCGCCGACCAACTAACCGAGGCCCAGCAGCGCGCCCTTGCCGTCATCGCCGAGATGAACAGCGATGCCGTGACGCAGGCCGATGTGATCGGCGCGCTTGGGGTCATGTTTCAATCCGGCGCCATTGATGCGGTGCAGTACGCCGAGGCGGTGCGACGGGTGCGCGCCGAGGTGGGCGACCTTGAGGGCGCATCCTTCGACGTGGGCAGGTCACTGTCCGGTGTCTTCACCGACGCGATCACCGGCGCAAAATCCCTACAGGATGGCGTCAAGGGCTTGTTGGGCAGCATGGCCGACCTTTTCCTGAACCGGGCCTTCACGGCGCTGCTGGACGGCTTCCTGCCGTCATCCGCTGGTGTCGGTTCGATATTTGGCGGGGCGCGCGCCATGGGTGGTCCTGTCAGCGCGGGGCGGACCTATCTCGTGGGGGAGCGCGGGCCGGAATTGTTCACGCCGCAGGGTGGCGGCCAGATCGTGCCCAACCATCAATTGGGCGCTGGCGGCGGCCAAACGGTCCAGATCATCAACATGGGACCGCCAGAAACCGTGCGTGAGGCTGGCCGCAGCAAAGGGCCCGATGGGAGCGAAATCGTCAAGGTGATCGTGGGCGAGGAGTTGGGCCGAGGCGGTTTCAACAAGCAGATGAATGGCCTTTACGGGGTGTCGCCAACAAAGGTGCGCAGATGATCCAGCACTGGCCCCTTGCAGACCCCTTCTATCCGCTGCTGAACAGCACCAGTTCACATCTGGACCAAAGCGCATCGTTCCAGCCCGACGTGGGTGTGCCTATTACGAGGCGGCGCATTACTGGCAGGATCGAAGGCTGGAACATGTCGCTGATCCTGCGGGATTTCGCCCGGCTGGAATCGTTCAAGACCTGGTTCAACGATGATTTGCAGGCGGGCACGCTGCCTTTTGTCTGGCGGCATCCGATCACCAAAGAGGTTGCCAGGTTCAAGTTTACACCCGCGACCTATGACACATCGTATCTGGGTGCTGGGGTCAGCCGGATATCGTTCAACGCCCTGATCTTGCCCGGACGGGTCTGGTTCGCGCCCTACATGCGCCCCAACACAGCACGCCCGCCTGATTGGGTGGCGGACTATGCCGGTGATGTGTTTGGGGTCGATGGTCGGCGGGGTGTCGCTGCCGATCTGGACCCGCTGGCAGGCGTTTTTCTGGTGTGGCAGCGCAACACGGCGGGAACCAACGTGTTTCGCGAGGTCACATATTCCAGCGACATACCGCTGATTGCGCCCGCTGGCGTCAGTTGGCTGGTGGGGTACAAGTTATGACGCAGGACAGGGAACTGACCGCAGCGGCTCGCGCCAGCCTGAATTCCGAGGCGTCGGAAGATGCACTGCTGGTATTCGCCGAAATATCGCACCCGCTGCTTTCAGCGCCGCTTCGCATTGTCGCGGACGTGCTGCCCTATAACTGGCGCGGCAGTGAATGGTCGCCACTGATGTTCGGGCTGGTTGCGCCGCAAGACGATGATCGCCCACCGGAGGCGCGCATTACGCTTCCAGCAATCGATCGAACCATTGCGCAGGCACTGATCGATCTGCCGGAGCGCGCCCGCATATCGTTCTGGGTGCTGACCAGCGCCGACTTTGACTTATCGCAAGAGCCGCGTGAGCCTTTGGATACGCCCGTCCCGCTGCGGGAAATGCTGAACCTCGATCTGATGGATGTTAACGGGAGCGCCACAGAGGCCAGTGGGCGGCTGATGCTGCGGGAGTACACGCAAGAGCCATACCCGGGCCTGCGGGCCACGCAGTCGCGCTGTCCGGGGTTGTTCACATGAGTTGGTGGGGTCGCTACATCGGCCTGCCGTTTGATGACGCGCATTGCTGGGAATTGGTGCGCCGGGTCTATGCCGATCAGCGCCGCATTGCCCTGCCGTTCTATGGCGAGGTTGACGCCCGCGATTTGGCGTCAGTGGCGCGCACCATCGAGGCGGGACAGGGCGGGGATCACTGGCAGCCCGTCGCGCAACCGCAACTGTTCGACGTGGCCCTGATGCGTGGCCGGTCGCGCATCTGGCACGTGGGCGTAATGGTCGATGCGCGGCGTGTGCTGCACACCGAGCAGGCGACCGATGCGGTTGTCATTGCCGTGCGCGATCCGGCGATTTCGGGGCGCATAATCGGGTATCGGAGGTATGTCGCATGAACGATCTGCATTGCATCTACCGCCCGCCTTTCTCGCAAGTCGCGCCGCGCATCCAGAAGTTGCCCGCTGGCAGGACGCTGGCCGAGATGGTGCCGCTGATGCACCTCCCTTCAGTCTTCCATCATCATGGAACGATCTGCGTGGGGGGCCATCCCGTGCCGCGCGGCGCTTGGCACCTTGTTCGGCCCAAGGCCGTAACGGGCGGCTTTGCGAATGTGGTCACTTTCCACGCCCCGATCATGGGCGGCGGCGAGGACGGCGGCAAAAACCCGCTGGCGCTGATCGCGGCGATTGGCTTGACGGTCCTGTCTGGCGGCGCGGCTGCGGGGCTGTTCGGCGCGGGCGGCAGTCTTGCGGTCACAGGCTCATCGACTCTGTTCGCTGCCGGATCGATTAGCGCCAATTTTCTGGCGGGCGGGATATCGCTGATCGGGTCGCTGCTGATCAATGCGCTGGTGCCGCCGCCGACCCTCGATGGCGGCGAGGCGCAGGACCAGACGCGGCGGGACGCATCTGCGCGCGGGAATGTCATCGCGCCCAACGGCGTCGTGCCGCGCGTGATCGGTCAGCGCCGGATGTTCCCGCCGCTGCTGTCGGAGCCGCTTGTGACGTTTGACGGCGATGATGAGGTGGTCGAAGCGGTCTACGGGCTTTCCGGGCCGCACCAGCTTGACGACATCCAGATCGGGGCAGCGCCGGTCAGCACGATTTCCGGCCTGACATTCGAGACGCGCGAGGGCTTCCCGGGCGACCGTCGTATCTCGCTGTTGCAGCGCTACGGGCGCACTGAGGGGGTAGGGCAGGAAATCCGGGGGCATCGGGTCAGCCAAACCGATGCTGCCGCCCTGGCCCTCGATACAGACGTTTCGCAGGCGGTTCCGCAGCCGCAGGTCATTGCGACCCGCCGCGCGCCGGATGTGCATGAGTTGCAGCTTGCGTTCAGTCAAGGGCTGGGCCGACCCGGTGCCCCCAACGCCTTGCAGCGCGTGCCGATCCGCATCCGCATCCGCCCGCGCGGGGCTGAGGCGTGGCGCAACCTGCCAGAGATACACTATCAGGGCGCGGACTTTCGGCAGCTACGCGCCACGATCAGGCTGGCATGGCGTGCGGCGGAAGTGGTCGCGCCCACCGCAGGCAGCGCCAAGGGCTTCGTGGCGGCGTTCACCGAGACACAGCCGCAGACGATTGCACCACCTTCGCCCGCATGGGAGGCGGACGCCTATTTCTACGCCGGATCGGGCGATGCGTACCTGAACCAGAACAACCTTGGTTCGACCGGGATCGTCAATCTGTCACTGTCGCGCGGCACCGCTGAATTCGTGCTGGACCCTGCCGAATTTTCGCCCGGGATCTACGAGGTTGAAATCAAGCGCGGCGCAGCCTTTGACGCCGCCAGCTTCACGGATTCGACCTATGTCTATGGCGCGACGGTCTACGATTTCTTCGCGTATTTCGGAACGCCGGGCCGGATACCCGCGCCTCGGTCGGACCTGTCCGACACGCTCGGGCTGATACGGTCGGTGTCGATCTGGCGCCGCGCGCCGGTTACGACTGATGCATTTGCACTTATCGCCATCAGGGCGCGCAATCAGAACATCGAGCGCCTGTCGGTCAATGCTGGCGGGCTTGTGCGCGACTGGGATGATGGGGCTGAGGACTGGACCGACTGGAAGGTCACCAGCAACCCGGCGCCGCACTACCGCGACGTGCTGGTCGGCGCGCAGAACGCGGATCCGCTGCCTATGGGCAACCTCGATGATGATGGCCTGCTGGAATGGCGCGATGCATGCACTGACGCTGGCCATACCTGCGACGTGGTACTGAACGATACCAGTGTGGGTGAAGCGCTGTCGGTCATCGCCGCCTGTGGATATGCGCGGACCTATCAGTCAGATCGCTGGGGCGTCATCCGCGACTATGATCGCAGCGCAGAGCCGCCGGTGCAGCTATTCACCCCGCGAAATACCGCGGGCTTTAGCTGGTCCAAGGCCTTTAAGAGCCTGCCCGATGGCCTGCGGGTCACGTTTGATGATGCCAGTCAGGACTATGAGGCGCGGCAGATTTCGGTGTTCCGGCGCGGTATAACGATCGACACCGGGCTGATGGAGCAGGTGCGCTATGAGGGCGTCACCACCGAGGCGGCGGCGATTGCGCGGGCAGAATACGACATGGCGCAACTGGAGAAGCGCGCGACGTTCTTCTCGTTCGACACCGGCTTTGATGCGCTGTCATGTCGTCGCGGTTCACTGGTAGGTGTGGTCAACGACGCCGTGGCGCGCAATGTCGGCTATGGCCGTGTCCTTGAGGGCTACCCGGGCGGTGTGGTGCTGGATGCCGATATCCCTTGCAGCAATGAGCCTGACGTCTACGCGGTCACCGATATGTACGCGGTGGCTGACATTTGGGCGCTGGGGGAGCGCACCGAGGCGCAGATCCGATATCCGGATGGCGATGTGGTCTCGGTGCCGCTGTCCAACGCAACTGGCGAGACCGACACACTGCAATTCGCCGAGACGATTGATCGGGTGCCCGAGGGCGCGCTGATCGCCACACGGGTTCTGGTGTCCGAGTACCGGCGCATGATCGTTTTTGACATGAACTTTAAGGGCGACAACGCGGCGAGCATGAGGCTGGTCGATGAAGCGCCGGAGATATTTGCATGACCACACGCAACCCGTTCCCCGGGACACCTCTTTCCGGGTCGGACTTCATGCCCGGCCTCAATGCCCGGCTCAAGACGCTGTTCGATGGTGCTAGCCTGCCGCTGACCGACACCGGCGGCACCGCGAACGCAGTCACAGCATCGCTGGCACCGGTTCTTGATGGTGACGGCCTTCTGGACGGCATGACATTCTCGATCGCATGGGGCGCAGCTAACACCGGGTCAATGGCGCTGGCCATCAACGGCGGGACGGCGCTGCCGGTTCTCGGCCCCAACGGGCTGGCCATGATCGCGGGCGCGGTGGGCGACGGGCTGGTTTCGCGGCTGACCTATTGGGGCGGCTCGTTCGTTATGACCAGCCCGACGCTGCTGATGGGTAATACCAGCGCGGCACGGTACGCCTTCACCTTCACCCTGTCCGGAACATGGACCAAGCCCGCCGATCTGCCCGACGACACGCCGGTTCTCATACAGGGGTGGGGCGCGGGCGGCGGCGGCATCGGAAGCGCGGGCGGCGGCGGCGGTGCGTATTCAGAGCGTTGGGTGCGGGCAGGTGAGCTTGGGGCCACCGTGACCGTCACTGTCGCGCCGGGTGGGGCGATAGGGACGGCTGGCGGAAACAGCACGTTCGGCTCACTCCTTACCGCGTATGGCGGGGGCACACGTGGCGGACCCACCACTGGGAATGGCGGATCAGGCGGCGGCTCGAATGCTGCGGGCGGCTCTGGGCCCGCAGCTGCATTTCAGGGAGGTGGTCCAGGTGGCGTTACAGACGGCGGGGGAGATTCCGGCGGCAACGCAACCAACCTGTGGGGCGGTGGCGGCGGCGGCACAAGTGACGCAGCTGGTTTGGTTGGCAATGGCGGGCGCGCTGTGTTGGGCGGTGGCGGCGGTGGCGGCCTGAGCGGCGCGGGCGGGTCATCCCTTCGCGGCGGTCCGGGCGGCGCTTCCGGCGTTGCTGGCACGGCTCCCGGAGGCGGCGGCGGTAACGGCGCAGCGGGCGCGCGTGGCGAAATCCGCGTTCTGATATAACGCGGCAACCCCGCACGATTGAGGGCAATACATGGCAATAAGAACAGTAACTGGCAACATCCAGCAGGTCACTGGTGCGGCATCACCGGGCGGATTTTTCACCGTCGCGCCGGTCGATCCTGTCCGGTCGGTGGATGCTGAGGCGGTTATGATAGGTGAGCCGTTCCGCGTGACGGCGGACGGATCGGGCGAATTCTCGTTTGGTATCGAGGAGGGCGAGTATCAGATGATATTTGTCACATCGGGCGGGGATCTGAATCGGCACATGACCGTGGACAGCGCCGGGCCGTGGGCCATCGGCAGGCTGATGGGACTATCGGCCCCCGTCGCGGGCGGGCTGGCACAACGGGCATTTGCCGCCGCCGACCGGGCCGAAGAAGCCGCCCTGTCAATTCCGTCAATGCCGCAAGTCACCGTCTCGGGATCGTCCTACGCGATCACACAGGCCGACGCGGGGAAATTGCTGGTCTGCACATCCGCAAGCGCCGTCACCCTGACCATGCCGACAGGCATCGAGGACGTGCCGGATGGAGGTGTCGTGTTCAACATCGCGCAGTACGGCGCGGGGCTGGTGACGCTGGCCCCTGCTGCGGGAGTGACGCTGAACAACCTGACCGACCCGCTGGCCATCGGCGCGCGCTACCGCGTCGTTACGGCAATAAAGCTGGCCGGGTTGGCTGATACATTTTTGGTTCTGGGGGTCACATGATCGGGCTGGGTATTGGGCTGACGCAACTATCAATTCTGGCACGCGGGCGCGTGGTCAACATCGCTCAGTTTCAGGATTGGTTCCTCGCATCTGGGGTGTGGGATGAGAATGGGCGCTGGTTCGACCAGGCGCTTTGGGAAGCAGAATGGTTTTTGGAAGCCGGGCGCATCACCGTGTTTGGCGTCTGGGATGATGCAGAGGTGTGGACATGACGACGATTACAACAGATTTTGTCGGGAGCGAAACCGCTGCGGTAACAAGGTCGCGGCTGACTGAAATCCTCGAATGGTGGGGCAATGCGCCTGACGATTACACCACCTGGGGCAATGCGCGCACCGATCTCAATGCGCTGTTGAGCGGAACAGCAACCGGAACCATTGGGGCGAACGAACTGGCGGGATCGTTCCTATCCAAGATTAATCTGGTCAACGATCCTGATGCCTTGATTGCCGAAGCATTCCCCACTGCGCAGCTCATCACCACGGACCCCGACCGCGTCTTCTCCGACACCTCTGGCACAACCCCCGCGGTTCTAGGTGGGCCTGTGGCGGCGCTGCGCGATGGCGGTGGGGCTATCATTGCGACGCAGACCACCAGTGCGGCGCGCCCGACATACGGTCGGCACCCGGCTTCGGGTCTGCGCAACCGCTTGCCGAATAACCGCATGGATGGCGCTGTAGTTGGTGTTCTGGGCGCAGGTGGTTCTTTGCCAACGGGGTGGGGTCTTGGTTCGTCGATTTCACAAAGTGGGGCCGAGGTGCTATCTATTGCGCCGAAGAACGGCAGGCCAAATATTCGGTTGAGGTTGACCGGAACTCCAACAGGTAACGTGCAAATTTCAGCGCCCGTGACTAATGATGTGAAAGCACAAAACGGGCAGACGTGGACAAATTCTGTTTGGCTTCAGCAGGTAGCTGGTACCCAAACGAACGTGGACGCATTGGCCATTTTGCAGATAAACCTGAACAGTTCCGGAGGTTTCGTAAGCTCCACTGGCTTCTCAAGTTTCGGCTCAACCGCAACCGAAGATTTGCGGCGAGTGTCCACCACCACGTTGGCGACTCCAAATATTGCATTCACGCGTAATGCTGTCCAACTGAGTTGGTCTAGCGGAGCAATCGACATTACCTTGGACATCTCCGCCCCGCAGCTTGAGCAAGCCAGCGCGGCATCGGATGTGCAGATCACCGGGGCCAATGGTTTCGACGTGACCGAGGCGGGCCAACGCAGCGTGTACTATCTTAAGCCGGACGGGCTTGATGACAGTCTGCAATTTTCCTCCGCATTTGCGGGCCAAACTTCCTACACCCTCGCCGCCGCGCACGACATCAAGTTTCTGCCCGCAGCCCCCAACGAAGGTGTCATTTTTGGGGGAACATCGCGTTTCACTAAAACGCTCGACAATGGCCTGCGGTGGCGCAACCAGGGCACCGAGAATCAGATTGACTACAATACGCAGGCCGTTTCGGGGCGACAGGTGGACTTGCTGCGCGTCGCGGGGGCCGGAGTGCCGGAGGCATGGCGCAACGGGCAGGCTGCGACTGTCAGCGGAAGCGCGGGGTCGTTCTCGCCGCTGGTAGGATTGTCTCACCTGTTCATGGCAGGGAGCACTTATTCCGGTGGGCGCTTCTACGGTGGCGCGCTGATCCCCGCAGCCATCTCTGAGCCGGAGCGGCTCATGCTTCAACGCTATCTCGCACAAAAAGGAGGTATCACCTTATGACCCGTGTGACCGTATTTTGCCGCGCCGATCAGGTTGATGATGCGCGCGCGCTGGCCGCGTATCTCGATGACGACATCGGAGGGCTGGGCACGTTTGTGCCCGGCTATGTTGATGCCGAGGGCGCGGATTGTGTTGTCGCGTCTGGGCCGAAGTCGGACGCCTGGCTGGCCCGTGCGCAAGCGCCGGTGGGCGACCGGCCCGAATGGGACACCGATCAGGCGATCAATATGACCGGAGTAGAGCGGGCGCTTGCCGCGACTGTGTTCTGGCGGCCATCGGATGCCGAGGGCGAGGCTAACCCGCTGCCGATATGGGACGGCACCCAGATAATCGCGTTGGTCGCGATGCCGCCTGATGTGGCGCTGTCGATCATGGCCGCCCTTGGGGTGGTGCCAGTCGCAGAGCCTGACACATGAGCCGGGGCGCAATCCATCAACTCGGCCACGTCGCCTATGAGGTGGTCTACGCCGTCACCTCGATCCTGTCGCGCACCGTCAATGCGCTCTTTTTGCGTGGGTCGATGCACCAGACAACATCAAGCCGCGCGTATGTGAACAGCTTTCACAGCGCGGGTTGGGCGCGCGGTCGGCGGGCGATCAACGCGCTGTTTTTCTGGCAAACCGATCATTGCGCCGAGGCGTGGGCATCAGAGGTCAACAGGGCGCGCAAGGTGCTGGCGCGCAACGATGCGCTTGTCGGGGCGGAGGAGATTGTATGACGCCAAGTCCAGAGCAAGCATGGCACCTCGACAAGCGGGTGCCGGTCGCAATCATTTTCGCGCTGCTCTTTCAGACCGTCGGAGCGATCTGGTGGGCGTCTGGCCTGACGCAGCAGGTTGAGCAAAACGTCAGTGCAATTTCCACGCTTGATACGTCGATGCAGTCCGACCGGCGCGCTACGCAGTTGCAGGCTGTGCAGATGGGCCGGGTTGAGGAGCAAATCAGCGGCCTGCGTAATGATGTGTCGCGACTCATCACGACGATTGAGCGCCAGCAGCAGAGGATGCAGCCGTGAACCCATGGCAAGGACGGGCGTATTCCCGTGAGCTATCCGGCACCGATTTCCAGCACGCGGCAAACCGCATCGGGTGCGGCGTGGCTGCGATCAAGGCAATCTGGCAGGTTGAGGCTGGGGGGCAGCACTTCCTGCCTGACGGGTCGGTAATCAGGCGGTTCGAGCCGCATCACTTCCCCAAGCAGCACTGGGCGGCGATTGGCTTCGAGGTCCGGCAGGGCGAATTGCCTTGGCGTGCATCCCTGCGCCTGTCCGATGAGGAAATGTTCCAGCGCGCGGCGGCGATTGACATGACTGGGGCCTGCCGAGCATCATCCTGGGGCGCACCGCAGATCATGGGCTTCAACGCGGCGGATGCTGGTTTTTCCAGCCCTATCGCCATGGTCGAGCATATGGCGCAATCAGCGGCGCACCAACTCGGGGCATTCGTTCAGCTTGTCGAGGCGTGGGGAATCGACAGCGCAATTCGTGGCCATGACTGGCAGTCGTTCGCGCGGCGCTACAACGGGTCTGGTCAGGTGGATCACTACGCCCGCCTGATGGAGGCTGCATATCGCCAGCACAGCGGGGAGCGGTCAGCAGTGGTCCTTCGGGTTGGCGCGCGCGGCGCTGCGGTGCGGGATCTGCAAACAGCACTGGGCATCGACGTGGACGGCGCGTTCGGCCCGTCCACCCTGCGCGCGGTGGAGGCCTTTCAACGCGACACCGGGCTACCCGTGGACGGCATCGTTGGCCACCGGACATGGACAGCGCTGCGGATGCAGGACAGCGCCCCAGAGCCTCCCCCACAGCCTGACACGACAGACAGCCGCGCGGGGCTGGCCGAGAAGGCAACCGGCGGTGCAGCGGCGGTCACGGCAATTACAGCGGCAGGCGCGTCGGTGCGCGATGTAGTGCCTGATGAGGCATGGACCGTTGCCGCATATGGTGCGGTCGCGCTGGCACTGTTCGCCGGGGCCGTGTTCGTCTGGCGGTGGCGTCGATGACCCGCACATACATCGCAGCGGCTATGGCGCTGGCGGTCATCGCTGGTGCTGCATGGCTCTATCATCGAGGCGGCGCGGATCAGCGCACAGACACGAGGTCGGAAAATGTGGAAGCGGCAGAACAGGCTATTTCAACGGCTGGCGATTGGCGCACTTGCGTTGATGCTGGGGGCATGTGGGATTTCGCAGCCGCAGAATGTACCCGGCCTGCGGGCAGTGGTCGGCAGTAGCCTGCCCGGCGCACAGGGGGCCACTGTGAGCGATCAGGACCGGATTGATGAACACATGGCGCGGGCCTGCCCCGTGGGGCTGTACACCGGCCTGGAGTGCGACAGGCACACGGTGGCGTCGAGTGGTAGGCGTGAGGCGTTGGCGGCGCGGTGAGGTTACGGGATTATCCCGCAACCAACTTCGCCCCCGCTTCGCCCCTGCTTCCGTGAATCTCGAC